TACAATAAGATTCTCTGTGGCAAGTAGTTTAGCAAGTGATTCTTTGACGATGTTCATGATAATTGCTTTGTTGTATATACTCATTATAATAAGAAACCCTCCGCTTGGGAGGGTTGAGTAGACACTTTATCAACTGTCCACGTCGTTTTCTTGCTTGACGTAATGCTTGTGGTTTGAGGTGGCGTTTCTTTTCCTTCTTGGAATGATGCTGCCAGTTAGGTGTGTTCATAATAATCTATTTATTACCATGCCCAACAGACTCCAGAAAACCTTTCTCCTTCTGTAGGTTCTTTGACTCCGTGTGGATACATGAAGAGTGATGGAAACATTATTATATCACCTTTACCTAACTGCAATTCATAATCGTGCCAGAAATATAACTGTCCACCTTTATACTCATTATTGAAATTTAGTATTACACTAATAATAGGAATACCTTTCCTGTCACCATCAAACAAAGAATAGATGTGATCGTGGTGTCTCCTCATAAGTTGACCCTTACGATAACGGTTAAAACGGATGGTAGAAAACTGATACGCAATCTGGTCAGTATTCTCAGCATCAAACTTATACTTGTCATTAAACCTATGAAAGGTTTGATGCATGTAAGGTGTTATCATTTCCTGTAGTTCATGAGTTATGGGTTGGACATCCAACTCTTTACTGTCCTCAGAAAATTTTGTATCTTTGATTTGATTATACCATGTATGTTTAGACCACTCTCTATCCTTTATTGTCCTGACAAGATTGTCACAGACAGGTGCGGGTATGCTATTACGTTCGTGATATATAAAATCTTTTAAGGTTGAATCTGGATTGTTCACTCTTCTTTAGATATGACAGAGAAGTTTTGTTTCTTCTCTACACGTAATGTAGATGCAAATTTATCTTGTAATGATTCTGTCTTGTGAGAAATAACAAACACATTGGTCTTGTCTGACACAGTGTGTAAGATCTTTAGGAAGTCATCTGTTCCAGATGTATCTAAACTACTATCAAATATCTCATCTAAGATTAGAAGGTTAGTGTTAGCACTGTTCTTCATCTTAGCAATAGTTCTCCATGTAAACAGGAGTGCCAAGTCAATCCTCATCTTCTCTCCTTCAGAGAATGATGCATATGAAAACTCGTCTCTAAATCTAGACTTGATTGTTTCCATAAAGTTTTCATCTAACTCAAACGAAACATAGAAATCTAGTTCTTTAAGATACCTATTGATAAGTTGATTCATGATAGGTAGATACTTCTTTATGATAGTAGATTTAATACCAGTATCCCTAAGCATATTTGTGACAGTGCTGTAGTTATCACGAATCTTTTTTTCTGCAAGTAGGGATTCCTCTACCTTAAGTCCATCCTTCGCTAGTTGTTTTAGTTTATCTTTCTCTTGTTTTAAACTACTGCCACTACCAGTTGCTTCGTCTATCTTCTTTTCGATTGCTTTTATCTGACGCTTACGATATTGTATTTCTCTTTGTGACTCATTGATTGCTTGCTGACAACGTGACAGTTCTTTTGTAAGATTACTTTTCTCAGATAACTTATCTAATATTGAATCTAACTTTCCTTTGAGTTCGACTGTTGCTTTGTCGATCTCTCCGAGTTGGATAGTAATTTCAGTTTTCTTAGCAGATCTAAGGTTTGCGGTGATGCTTTGGTTGCAAGTCGGACAATGTTCATTGGACTCAAAAAATTTGTATTCTTTCTTAAATGCTTTTTGTTTATCCTTGAATCTACTTTCATAGATGCGAAGTTGTGATAAGTCAGTATCTACTGAGACATACTCCTCAAGTTTCTCTTCATATGATTTAGACAACTTAAGGTCTTCGTCTACACTTTTTGTAATATCTTTTATCTCGGTTTCAATATTTGTTATCTCTGTCTTACGTCTTGCTGTGTTTGCATTTGATTGTTCTTTAAGATGTTCAATCAATGCTTGTTGAGACTCAACTTTATTCTTTGCTAATTCAAATTGATATTCTACTTCTCTAATATTTTCTTTTATACCCTTGACACGTTCTTTCAGAATACCATTCATGGTAGAGAAGATACGAATGTCCAACAGGTCTTCGATAACTTCTCTACGGTTGGGTGGGTTAAGTTGCATAAAAGGAACAAAGCAAGATGATCCTAAGACCACCACCTGAGTAAATGATTTATAATTCAACCCCAGAATACTTTGTTCCAGATATTTTTGCTGCTCAAGTTGGGATGCTTCCTCCTTGAGTTTTTCACCGTTGAGATAGATTTCAAACAACGAGGGTTTGATACCTCGTCTCACCATATATTCACGAGAACCTATGCCAAATTCTAACTCAACCATAGTATCCTTTTCGTTCACAGCATTAACCAATTGCCCTTTGGATATTTTACGAAAAGGTCTGTTGAATAACGCATAGCACATGGCATCCAAGAATGTGGATTTACCCGCACCATTGTTTCCAACTATCAGTGTGGCAGGACTTGTATCTAACTGTATTTCACTAAACACATTACCAGTTGAAAGAAAGTTCTTCCAACGAACAGTTTTAAAGATAATCATTAAGACAAAATTAATCTCTAGGAGGTATTACTATATCATCAGGAGTGACAACAAAGTATTCATGTCCGTGTTTGACACAAGCTTCAATAATCTCTTGATCATTGACTTGCACGACTGACATATCTGGAAAGTCATCTGCTTCCAGTAAGCCAGCATAGCGTACTGCATCGTCTTTGTCAAGGAACATGTAAACTTTACGTTTATCATTTTCATCTACAGCGTAGGCACCTTCCTTTTCTTTTCCTGCAACTGCAAGTATATACATCATACTAACTCCAATGCCTCCACATACAATGACTTGAGAATATTCTTGAGTGCATCTTTATCTGAGTGCTCCATGTCATCAACATATCTCTCCAGTATTGTTAGGGTATCTTCTTTCTCTATATCTATCTCCTCATTCAGATCCTGTTCAAAGGATGGATCTTCTATGACTTTGATCTCATGAACTCCTGCAGCATACAACTGACTAATAAATCTTTCAAACTTATCTGTATCAGTTTTCTTTTCTACAATGATCTTGATAAACTTCTGAGCATACTCATGATATTTAAACATACCTGATTGTATCTCATCTTCACGATAATATATCTTTTCATATATTTCGTATGGGTTCTGGATGTATTCTAATTCTAAAGTCTCAGTGTCAAAGATATGAAACCCACGTCTATCTCTATAGTCATTCCAATAGATCTGATAAGGATTACCAAGATATGATATGTTACCTCTAGTGCTTTTACGATGGAAGTGACCTGAGAATACTTTATCAAAGTGTCTGTATGGTGCTGTGCTGTCACCATGATCCATGATGTAACCACGATGTGCTTCAAAACCATTGAGTTCTAAATGACCCATAGCAACTTTACATGCTGATCTTGCGATCAGCGAGTATGTCTCATCTTTATTCTGTTGGTTAATCCATGGTATGAATAGAATAGGTAGTCCACCTATCTCTACCTCTGTTGCCTTATTGTAGATATGAATATTATTATACTCGCCAACAATACCATCAAGAGTGTTAACGTCATTTGTATCCTTAAAATATGCTGTGTGATTACCTACCAGAGAATGAACTGTGATGCCCATGTCTCTTAACTTATCAAAATATTCTGTCTTACTCCAGTTTGCTGCCCAAAGATCTAGAGTTCTACGATTGTCATAGGTATCTCCTAGATCAAATACTGTATCAATCTTACGTTCTTTTAGAGTAGGGAAGAATACGTTAGTATAAAATTTATTAAAGAAGTCATGAAACACACGACTAGATTTCCTTGCACCAAAGTGCTGATCAGTTATTATTGCTACCTTCATCTATTCGCTCTTAGTAGTGGTGGTATTTTACCAGTTTGTGCCATGCCAAAAAAGTTTAATGTTAGTCTTGGTTTAGATCCAAATGTTTGAACACCATGGTGTGTGTTGCCATTGAACATAACGAATCTGTTGTAGACGTTTTCTATAGTAACTGTCTCCTCAAATTGATCTCTCATAGTGTCGTATGCTTTCTCATATTCAAGGTCGTCTACCTCTTCACTCCTATAGAGTGCTTCTTTCTTTTCTATCTCCTCTGCAGTTTGATGAGAGAATCCTCTCTTGACTCTGTAGATAGATGTTCCAGTATCAGGTTCTGGATCTTTTGACAAGTATACTATACCGCCAAACCATGTGTCAATGTCCTTGTGAACCCATCCTCTATTCTTTTTAGAGTATTTGTCTTCAGCAAAAGGATGAATTAATTGATAGTGACATTGTAGATTCCAATACTCAGGAGCAGATTCATAATGTAGTAGATGTAATTTTTGACCAAAGTGAGAAAAGAATCTAGGTTGTTCTACATGTAAACTTTTAGTTCTTGTTCCTGGCCAGTTACCAGAGTTAGGTGTGTAAAACCTTAACTCCATTGCCTGTTCTACTATGCCATCAGGATCTTCAAAGAAGTTATCGACAATAGTAATAGGATAGGTCATTTAATTTTTATCTGCACGTTCTCCTTAATTGTATTATAGTCAGAGGATCCAGATTTGTCATCTGTATGGAATGCAACTTCATAACCAGACTTGTCTAATATCTTATTCTTAATTTCTAATTGACGTTTCTCTTTTTGTATTCGTCTAAGGAAAGCATAATAAATGATCTGAGTAAAGTAAGCAAATGGGTTCTTAGACTTCTCTGGGTTAAAGTTTTCTATGTATTGAACACAGTTTTCAATGCCATCACATATCATATCCTCTCGGAACATGTAATTGACAAAGTTTGGTTTGTATGATAGATGTGTAGCAATCTTTAAAAAGCACTCCCCGATGTAATTAGATATCTGAGGACGTGGTTCTCCTGCTTCTTTTGCAGCAGAACACTTTGCCTTAAAGACTACTAACGCTTCTAAGAACTCTTTATTGTTTACATAATGCTCCGATACGACTCTTTTACGTTTCATTTATTTGCTTCGTTATGTATGTATTTTATAATAAAAAGACCCCTGTGTCAATAGGGGGCTTGACAAGGTGTGGAAAAACCATTACACTATGAGTGTCAGCGAATAAGGGTTACCTTAGCTATTGTTCTTAAAGAGTTTATCGAGTTTAGCTCTTGCTTCCTCGACAGTAGATATCTTACCCTTAGCGTCAGTTATAAAATCAGTATTCAGTTTGCGTAAAGACATGTGGTAGAATACTTCTACGTCTTCTGCTACTTCTACAATAGTAATAATTTTATCTTTAGGTATAATAAATTGATCCTCTCTAGAGAACTTCATCCAAGGTTGTACCTTTGCTCCTGCTTGTTTGTTAGGTAGTATTACTTCTTCTATCTCTATTGGATTCTCTACTACTAGGTAGTCACCGTCTTCATTGTTTACTGGTGTCACCATAGAGAGAAGTTCTTCTCCAGACACCAATTTGATTGCTGCTAAGAATTCTGTTTTATCCATGACTCTCCTTGATTGGGACATCAATGAATTCATAATCAAAGTTTTCTTCATTGTATATTTTAACTCTTTCAACCAGATGATTTAGTGTGTAATTGTTATTGCGACCCTTAGACATATCATCTGCTATGTCATAAAGAGTTGCTTTTGTTTTATGTTCGCCCTTCCTTAGAACTCTGCCAATGCTCTGAAGGTTTCTTATTTTGCTTTTACTAGGCGATGCAAAGACAACATTATG